CAGTATTAGTTACAAAAAACTGATCTTGTTGAAGATTGTCTGCTGCCTGTAGGTCACGTTGAACTGAATAACCAGTAGGTTGATAAACATTTACTCCCATGTTTTGTTTTAAGAATGTTTCCAAAACAAAAGGATTACGCCGTTCACGAACTTTTGGTGGTGGTGCAGCCTGAAAAGAACTGTAAAAATTACCAAACCGACCCATAGATAAACTAGGGCTATATTGCCCCATAGGGCCAAGTCCGTATGTCTGGGCTATCCCAGCCCGAAGATCATCAGTTGAAGTTAGAGCATCTGAAGGTGGGCTTTCCCCACCATCAGTTTGACTACCAGCGTCAACACCTGAGTCGCCGCCGACATCCGACATAATCAGTCGTAAACAACCGTTGGGTTTGGTCGGTTCATGTGAGCACCAGTGTTGTACGAGTACTCAAACTTAGGCATGTCATCGCCAGCCATTGCGCCTTCAACGAACTCTGAAAGTACCGATGGGGCTTCAATCCACGATGCTGAACCTACGTGAGCACGTTCACGCATGGTGTCTGCTGCATGCTTGTAGAACATTTCAGGATTGTTCTGGTTCTGACGCATTGGCGATGGTGCAGTGTCCTCATAGGCTCCACGACCAAAGTCGTTTGGAACGTCAGTGTCGGTTGCGACACCTTCTTCAAAGCGAAGAGGTCCTTTGTTTCCTGGGATGCTTGGTGCCAGTGTTCGTTCAAATACAGGAGAATGTTTCTCAGGGAACATAGGCGATGGTGCTACTGTCATGTGTGACTCCTCAATAAATAGGGGTGTTCATAGAATACCATCAATTGAAAAATGGGTTTTCTCCAACTTGGATGGTGGGCATTACATCTTGTACCGTCAAATAACAAGCAATTGCTAAAGAGTCGGGGTAGTCGTCAAATGCTCCTTTTTCATCAGGTGCTTCAGCCAACAGATAAGGACCACGGTAAACCTTCTCAAGATCATTCATTTGTTGATTAAAGCGCTTCCATGAACGGGTACGGCGGGCTTTGGAGTGACCTGGGATCACTAATTGCTCACGTTGAATTAGTTCAGTTAAGTGAACCCAGCGTTCATTTTGTGCTTTTGAATCAGACCCAATTGGTAAAACTTCAATGTCTGGTAACAAGATTTTAAGGCGTTCCGCTACAGCGCCGCCAACACCTTGTGCGTCAACACCAATTCTTAAAACATCATAGTTTCTCAAGAAGTCAATAATCTGGAAGTACTGTGACTCCCATTCTTCGTTGTTGATTTCCAACCAATTCAAAATACGGTGTTCATAGAAACCAAAAGGATCTGGATGATCCCAATCCACCCAGCAGACAGTTACTACCGTAGAGTCATTTGAACGGGCAACGTCAATACCGACCACAACAGGTGTTCTCCACCACTGCTTGACCATTGGCATTGACGGGTCATACAATCGTTCCATTCGTTCTTCTGTAACGAACATACCCTTTTCAAGCATCCACCTATTGCAATAGGACATTTGAAATTCATCAGAGTCTTCACCGATACGTAGTTTTTCTTTAGAAATAAACTTCCCGTAGTTAGGGTTGTATTTAGATGCAACCCTCCAGTCGTACTCAAAATGAGCCTCACGAATTGCTTTCCTTGCTTGTGTAGCACGGCGTTTGTTGTATTGAATCGCTTTATAAAAGTACGATTTAGTACGAGAAGCCGTTCCAGTAAGCATGATGCTTCCGTTGTTAAACGCCAACATTGGCTTAATTGACTTGGTGATCATAAACTCATCTGCTTCTTGAGCCTCGTCAATAAGTACAAAATGATAAGTCTTTGATTCAATCTTTGCTTTTGGGTTACAAGTTTGCATACGACAAATAGACCCAGACCGCTTCATCGTGATAATCTTTCCCTTGCCACGAGTACCACCGGATTGTGCTTTGTCGTCTAATTCTGGATCAAGCAAAAACCCAAGAGCGTGGTCACTAGTAAGGCGGCTTACAATACGACTAAATACTGTATCTGCCTGGTCTTCGGTTGGGGCAAATACACCAACCCAAAACCCCTTGTCAAACTTAGACAACCATGTCGGGTATACCTTAGCCAACTTTGGAAGGATAACCATCTGTGCAGCAAGCACGTTGGACAGTACTTCTGATTTACCAGACTGACGTGTTGCAATTAGGGTTAGTTCTTCACCGTCACCCAAGACAATAGATTCAATAATTCTGTACGCAATAGGAATTTGGTACGGAAACAACTCAACATTACAGAATTGTTCTGTGAATAAAACAAGTTTAGTAACTAATTGGTCAACAAATTCAGCCGAGGTTTCGTCAAGTTCCTCGACTAATTCTTCAGGTAATAACTCTTGTTCTTGATCCAATAGGGAGTCTGACATACCCTACTAGGCTACCCCAATTTAGAACAACGATAGTTGGTCGGGATTATGAGGTGCAAACATACGGCGATTTGCCTCTACCTCATCCACGTACTTCTCCACTTGGCGTAGAAAATCAAGCATGTCACCAGTGTCTGCTACCAACTGGTAATCAATCCGCTTCAGTAGCCCATTGTGGGGGAATGCCTGAATACGATTTGCGAGTTCCTTTGCTAGCCAGATAGTGCTATCCATTCTAAGTTCTTCTGGTGATCTCACTTTTTTCTCTTTTCTATTTCTTCCCAAAGAATCTGTAATGTCTCTATGGAGTCTTTGACTTCACTATCGGGTGCGGATTTATATCTCCAAGCATCAAATGCTTGCCCCAAATACATAATGGTGTTATCCATAGTTGCGTATAAACCACTGTTGTCCAATTTAGATGCTCGTTCTTGCGCCTTACTAGGTGGTAATTCGTTTATCTTTTTTGTTTCCTTCTTAAATATTCCTAACGCCATTTTTTGATCTCCTCCACTGTTGTGTCCATTTCACGACCACCTAGAGCAAAAAGTAGTCCTTCTTTTTCATTCTTAATCTCATTGCGTTTACAGAACCCAAACTGTAGCAAGTATTTACCAACCCTGAGTTGGGGACCTTTACCTTTGCGCCAATATCCACCAAGTTCTTGGCATGTACCCATTGCAATATGGGGAATGTTAGGAGTGCCTGTATCACGGGCGATCCAATAGAAGAACAAAATTCCTTTTACCTTATTCATTTTTAGAATACTAGTCTTATTCTTGGCCCCACTGCAAACCAAGTTGGTTCTGCGACATGTCACGTTGAACTGGGTTAATTTCACCCATCTCATCAAAAAGGTTGCGTTGAACATTGTCTTGACTTTGGATTAACCCACTCATGAATTTCCTACCCATAGGGGTTCCTTCTTGTCTAGAGAAGTATTCACCTTCGCCACCACGATGTTGGTAATACCCGTATTGCTCAAACGATGGAATTGTTTTTCCTTTTGATAAAGCATCATATATTCTCCGAGCAGCGTATACGGGCACCCCCGTGTACACATACTCACTCCCCTTACGGCGAAACTTAACATAAAAGTTTCCAGACATTGTTTCTGGGTCAAAGAAATACTGAGCATGAGACAACCTTGTACTGTCCATGCCGTTTGTGTTTTGCCCGAGCATTGCTGGAACAGCATTATCAAACCCAGGACTCGCAGCAACCCACGGATCAAATGCTTCCTCACGGTTACTTTGTGTTTGGGTTACATCCTTAGAGGTAGCGTTCAGCGCTTCTCTAATTCTATCTTTACCGTATTTTCCTAAACCACGTTGTGCCATACAGCAATTATAGTTTGTTATTAAATCTTAGGCAAAGTTGCCAAGCAGCCTTACCTACTACAGGCCAAACTAAGTCTGTAATGTGGTTGTCTTCCCATGAGTTTCCATCAGGGATAAGGCTAAATACGTTTTCGATGTTGGAGAACCCCATTTTTTTAAGAAGGTCTTCCACCCGTTTCTCATGAGCATTCCAGTGATGCGCCGCCCCATTCCACCATTTAACCGATTTGTCTTCTGGAGCAACATCAGCATGCTCCATTGTAGATTCAACTAACCACCAAGGTAGAGATCCTTGATGCCACAACTTAATCGTCTTTAAAACATCTGGGCAGATAATAAGGATTGGCGCTTCAGGTTTAGCCACACGAGACATTTCCCGAATGAAGTCTGGAACTTCGTGCCAGTTGATGTGCTCAAGCACATGGCTTAACATCACTGCATCAAAAGTATTGTCTTCAAATGGGTAGGGCTTACCTGGTTCTACAAGGACATCAGGTTTGGTTTCATCGTTTTCCCAAACATCTGTGTTGACCCAACCTTTGGCGTAGTGCGTTCCACAGCCTGCATTAAGTAATTTCACGAAACAAGACCACCTTCAATTGGGAAATACCACCCACCGTTATGGCTTTTTGCTGTTGGCATATCTTGACGATGATTGATCCCTGAGTAGTGGGCAATCAAAGATTTACGTGGCATACCAACAACATTAGGCTCAGAACCTCGATGTAATAAACGACCATGCCAGAACAACACGTCACCACGCTCTGGTAAGTACGTAACTACCTCAGCGTTACGGTTTTCAATCTCCGCTTCAAACAGTGGTGTAAGTAGGCGCTCGCTGTGCTTAGGCCATGTGTGGTCTTGTTCATCTGGGTTGAGCGCATCAAGAATCTTTTCTCGTGTTACAACAGGCCAGCGGTGTGAGCCACGAACAAACTGAAACGGACCAGAATCTGGATGAATAGTTTCAAGCGCAATCCAAATTGCAACATAATAATCACCAACATGTGCAGGATTTAAATATGTATCTTGATGCCAATTACGGCGAGTAGTAACCCAACCAGTTAGATTTAGATGAAGACCAGCAGGTTCACCAATGAGATCTTGCATAGTGTTACTAATACCACTGTAAGTAAGAATTTCCAGCACTTCTGGATGCCTGCGATATGGTGTGCAATCAGGCCATCCACCAGGTCGTTCAGAGTTATTCTCTAGCCAGCACTGTTCGTAGTTGACCATCAACTCTTCTGGAACTAAGTTTTTCTTAATAACAAATCCGTCTGCGTTCCAATCCATCGGTCCAATGGGTGGTGCAGGTATCGTCAGGTCATCTAGTGTTACAGCCATCAAAAAATCGTATCACAGGTTTATTTTTGATACCCCATCAAAAGGAACACCCTCAAGGTTGAAGTTTACAAAAGGGTTTAAAGAATAAACCTTTGCTCCAAAGTTCTCTAGTATCCAGCGTTTCATCATTACAAGTTTTGTGTTGTATTCAGACCAAGGATTATCCCCTATTACGTAGCCCGTAAAACGGTCAGCATTGTTTAACTTTCCACAATCAGCCCCGACCAAAACTATGTGTTTAGCGCCTAAGTAAGCCGCTAAATGTATTGATCCGTGGATACTTGAGTTCCCGATCATTAGTCCAGCCGTAGGTTTGTCCTTCCCAAATGGGTCAAAACTATCCCCAGGTGCTCCTGCATTTGAGTCAAATAACACCACGTTTGCTGGAAGGTGTCCTGACCACTCTGCTCTGTTTCCGTGTTCTTTTCTGGGTGTAAATACAAACCTAGAGGATTCCGCCATCTCTAAGGAGTCTGAGTGGTAATGAGAAAAGGTGAAGTAGTTAGCCAATCCAAATACTTTTCCAACAAAGTTTACTCCTACGCAAATTTTGTCATCAAAGAAAGATGGGTCAAGGAAATCTAATGACCCACCAGAACCAAGAACCCAGATCGTTTCACCTTTATGGATGTCTTTAAAAGACTCCAGGGTTCTTATAGTGCGGAGATTTTCTCCATCACTTCGTTCCATTCAGCACCACGCACTTCCATTGAAAACTTCTCTTTAACTATCTCGTAGTTTACCATTGCGTCATCTTTACGCATTTGTGGGTCTAGTAGTTCATTTAAATGGTAAGTCCATTCCTCTGGGCTTTTAGCAATACGCCCGACCCCGGCATCAGCAAGGTATTGATACTCGGGGGAATACGAAGAAATAAAAGGAACTCCAGCAGCAGCGTATTCAAGACCTTTAATAAATGACTTGGCATGGTTAAACTCAAGATTGTTAAGTGGGACTAACCCAACATCAATTGGTGGAAACAATTTTGGGTAGTCAAGAATTGGGGCCATAGGCATGATGGTTGATTTTTGTCTGTGGTATCCAATTTGCTCGTAGGCAAACGGTGCTTCGGGGGTATGACCAGAGTGGTGAAACGTCAAATTATGTTTCTTCAAAAATTTAGGAACGTATGGATTCAGACTTTCTAGGTCTTTAGAACGCCACGGTGTAGCACCAACCCAACCAACAACTGGTGAGCGTTTTGCTTTGTCTTTTCGCAGTCTCCAACGATCAATATCTATTCCATTGCGAACTAAAAATACGTTGTTTCTTTTTGCTGCATAGTAGTTATACAAAAACGGAGTAGATGTAATGACAGCATCTGCTTCATAAATCATTTTTATGTAATGATCTCGATTGTTGTCTGGGTGGAGTTTGGGGTCTGTTGCCGAATACGCACGGTTAGATGGGTCAAGACCTTCAAAGAAATCGTCAATATCTACAACAATCTTTTGACCTTTAGCCTTTGCTAACCGCACAAGATCAGTAATCTCTTTACGCATTACTAACTTGAATACAAGTATTTCCCAGCCGTGAATGGCTTTATCATTGGAAATAATTAATCCGTACCCATACTCATCGTGCCAACGGGGAAACCCAAGACCTGTTTTCCAACCAAACTTTTCTAATTCATTCTTGGGCAGCAAACAGCGATACCAAGCACAACCATTTGGTTGTAGCGGTTTTGTCCCGTGCGCCCAGTCGTATGTCAAAAAACCAATCGTTTTGTTACCCATGAACCTCTACTATTCGTCTGTGTCACTACCCTTTCCAGCAACAGCAACGAAGTGTACAACAAGACCAGCCACAGTAATCCACACACCCCAAGTTAGGGTTTGACCAGACAGGGTAATAAGAACCATGCCTGTTCCAGCCAGTGTCCAAACTAGCCCATGTACCTCATTCCAAAGTCTTTTCACAATTCTCCTTAGTTAGGGTCGTTTTGCCCATTTACGCTTGTCTACGGGCCTCCTAGGAGGCTCTACGGGGATTGTAGGGTTATCGTCTACGACTAGAAACAACTGGTGCAGGCAGTATAAATGATACCGTAGTGGCGGCTACTACAACACGGCGTACCCCTACAGATACCGTAGAATCCGTAGGAACATAGTTATCAAAGCCACCTTCAAAGACGTTAATTTCTTCTTCAAAGGCTTCTTTTACTTCGGTTGGCGCATCTTGTACAGCATCAACAATTGCTTGTGCTTGTTCGCTAGTTAACTCGCCAGTATCTACTGTGGCGAAAATCTCAGTTGCTTGGTTAGCAGTTACGTTTTCCAGAACGGCTGCGCTGGTAGCAAGTTCCGTTGCCTGGTCGCTAGAGATTTCTGTAGCCAAGATGGTGTCCACAACTTCTTGAACTTGTTCTTGGGTAATGCTGTCTGACTCCAAGACATTTAATACTTCTTCAAGAACTTCTGAAGTTATCTCCTCAAGAGTATCTAGGTTTTCAACCACAGCATCAACAATGGCTTGAACTTGCTCTTCTGTGATGTTGTCTGAGTTCAGAGCGTCTACAACTTCGGACAAAATCTCTGGCGTAATTTCTGTAATGGTGGTCAACTCCTCAACCACCGCATCTACCTCTTCTTCGGTAATTACGTTATCAATGACAGTATCTTCAGGAATAATTTCTTCAAGGGTAGTTGTGGTTGTAGTTTCTTCCACAGTAGTATCAGGGTATGTTTCAGTTGTTGTGGTTTCTGGCTCAGTCATTTCTGGCTCTGGCTCAGTTGTCGTGGTTGTTTCTTCTACAGGCATCTCTTCTATATAAGGTTCCTCTACTACTGTTGTTGTGGTTCCTGTTGGTACTTCCACGACAATTTGAGGCACGGAGGTGGTCGTAGATGAAGTTGTTGTTGTGGTGCTTGTTGTATTCTCCACTAACGTGGTACTTGTTTCTGGCACTGTCGTGGAAGTCGTGGAAGTCGTGGAAGTCGTTGAAGAGGTAGTAGATGTTGACTGCTCTGGCGGTAGTGTCGTGGTCGTTGTTGATTCTGGCAATGTTGTTTGGGGTACGGAAGAAGAAGTAGTTGACTGAGGAATAGTTGTACTTGTAGTACTTGTAGTTGTTGTAGTACTAGTAGTTGTAGTCGTTGACGATGTTGTAGAACTGGTGGTTGTTGATTCAGCAAGACCATTCCATAGAGATAAATTGCTAATTGTAAGATGACCAGGTTGGCAGCATGAGTCAGTTGAGTACTGGCGGAACGTGAAGATGTCGCCCTCGTTGACGGGTACAGACTTGGTTCCTGTTGCGTTGTTCTGCTGTGTAAGCAAGGTGTAAACGCCGTTGATGCCGTACTGGGGTGGGTCATACACCCAACCATCGTTGGTTTGATATGCCCAAGTGAAATCTATTGTGTCCACATTGGCAGGAATTGTGGTTTCAATCTTCACCCAATGCGATTGACCCCCACACCCACCATCGTTAGGACCATGCAAGATGATGGTGTCATTTATGACTTCTATTGAGCCATTACAGGATGCTGATTGACTGTATGTCCAGTTTCCAAGAGCATCTGCTTTAACGGAAGTGACTGGTGCAAACCAAGCCAGAAGCGCTACGGGAAAGTAAAACCAAAATCCTTTGCGTAGTTTAGGCACGGCCCATTATAGCCGTTACCACTTACCTAGGGGGCAGGTTGCTTTAAGTAGTTTTGTTTTTGCTGGCATAACGCAACCACATTGCTTACATTGTTTAGTTAAGGAAATAAGTTCGGGACATTTGTTACAAGTATCCATACGTGCTTCTGCAACTTCTTCTGATGCACGTTCTACATTTGGGTTCAACATATCCCAAGGTCGTGTAGTTCCTAACTTTTTTTTGTATTCCTGCCAAGCATTCATTGCGGTGATTTAAACTCCCCGTTTTCGTATGTCCAACCATACATATTTGTTCCTTGTAAGTTTTCAGGTAACTCAACAATCTTAGGGTCAGAGGACATAACAGCAATCAAATATTCTAGTTCAAGTGCTACTGTCTGTACCCAGGCAACTTCACCGTCAACTATAAATGTGTACCAACGCATTGGCTTATTTGGGTCAAATTCTTTTTGTTCCATACCCGTATGCTATCAGCAATATGTTCCGCAAACTGCACAACAGGTTCCAACACATTCGTACCAAGAACCAATGGCAGCGTTGCAACCTATGCATGGGTTTGGTGACCCTGTGTAAAAGAAAATGTCGTAACAAACGATGTGGGTGTTTCCAAATATATTACAGGTTCCACAGTTTCCACCCTCAGTTGCTTTATATGAAAAAGTGCAAGATGAACAAGCAGGGATGGCAGTACCAGACACAAGGCCATTATCTGATGAAACAAAACCACTTCGTGAAGCAGACACAGTAGCAGTTGATGAAGCACCGTTGCCCAATCCTGACGCAGTTAGCCCACTGCCAGAACGAGAAATACTTCCTGAGTTTACACTTAAGGTATAGGTATTAGAAGAGTCATAGTTTGTAATGGTCGCTGTCCAACCCCCACTTGTTGCTGTAGAACCACTAAAAGTTGGTGTAGCCAACTTAGATTGAGAAGTTCCAGAGAATGAAGCGGAAGCAGAAACGTACCCAGACCTAGAAGCGGTTACGGTTACTGTTGCCGAAGCGCTATTACCCAGTCCAGTTTGGGTAACAGTACTAGATGTAATGGATGAAACAGACCCAGCAGTAGTAGTTGCTGTATACGAGTTCGCTGCATCGTAGTTAGTAATCGTTGCTGTAAACCCACCAGCAGTTGCTGTTGTAGCACTAAATGTGGGTGCTGATAGAGCAGGAAGTGATGTTCCACTTGCTGTTGCGGTGTCTGAATCTTCGTAACCAACACGGGTTGCTTGTACAACCACGGATGCAGAAACATTATTACCAAGTCCAGAAAGTGTGACCGTTCCGCTTACTTCAGAAGCACTACCACTAGATGGAGTTAGTACGTACGTGTTTAATGCAGAATAGTTTGTAATGGTAAAGGTAAACCCACCAGCAGCATTGGTTACTGAACTCAGAGTAGGGGTAAATAGTTTTTCTACCCCACCAACTCCACCAATGATAATCATGGTTATACCGTTGCTGTGGTTACGTTACCGACTAGCACCCATTCATCAGAGGCGATTTTTACCAAAGTAGCAAGTGCGTACTGACCGTTCAGTTTGGTTTTTCCACCCTGCGAACGGATTGTTGCGCTAGAGGAAATAGTTACTTGACCAGCACCAAGTTGCATGATGTTTACCTGATCACCAATTGCAAACGCTGTAACACCATTTGTAGGAATAGTGAGCGTAATCCCAGAAGCGTTACTGAGCGTGACCAACTTGTGGGCATCTGAAAGTGCCAACGTGTAGGTGGTACCAGTTTGGGCGTTTAACGTTAGACCGTCATAGGCGGCTGAACCAACTGATCGAGAAGCAACCACGTTTTTGGAAAGAAGTTCCCAGGTATTTGCACTCCGCTTAACAAGCGTTGCTGAAGCCCATTGCCCGTTAAGAGAAAGCGAACCATTAAATCCGTTGATAGTTACTCCGCCTGCGGCTGAAAAGGTTACAATCCCAGCACCAGTCTGAACCACTTCCATGACATCTCCGTCATAGAAAGTAGTGGTTGAGTCGGAAGGAACAGTAACGGTAATCGCACTGGCGTTATTAAACTCCAAAATCTTTCCACGATCATCAAATACGAGGGTGTAAGTAGTTCCAGTTTGGGCATTAATTGGGCGGTTAATACCCGTCAAATCCCTAGTTGTACCTACCTCAGAAAGGCGTGAAATCACGAAATTTCTACTCCAAAGATTGAGAAGGAAAGGTTGGCATTAGATGCGTAAATGGTTACTACGTCTGTAGTTGCCAAGGTAAAACCAACGCTTAAAGTAGCGGTGTCTTTTGGCAAGATGTTTGCATCGTAAATGATGTAGTGCTGGTTAGCAATTGACGTACCAGCAGGGCGAATAGCCACACGGTAAGTGGCTGCCGTAGTACCTCGGTTACACACGGACAGCGTTGAAGCCACTACCGATTTACCAGCACCTACGGTGAGGAGGTCGGTATTAGTAGTTGCTGATGGTGCTGATTGGGCAAGAACCTTATATGCTTGGGCCACGGGTGCTCCTTAAAAGTCTGTAATGGTCCCTATTTTATCATGGAAGCATCCTGTGGGGTCAATGTTGTAGTCTCTAGATATGAAGCACCTTAGTGTTATTAACAACTCTTCTTTTCAAGAGTTCTTAGAAAATAGTGAAAAATACGTTAACTCCCTTAAAGACCTTGGTGCAATAGTCTTGCGTGGTCATAGGTTTTCTAGAAAAGAGCAGTTAATTGCTACCCAGGTATTCGGTAACTATTTAGGTTATTACCCCAACCTTAACAGTATGAAATTTTGGCATTATGAGGAAAGCCATACTGTGTCAATTAACAGAAGAAAATGGGCCACAAAACAAGACATACTAGTTCCGTGGCATCTTGAGCATTTTGGTTACCCAAACCCAGCAATTGGGGCTACTTGGAACATGGAAAAATTTACGTGTGACAATGACGTTGGGGCAACCTTGTTTGTTGACACCTCAGATGTGTTTGCTTTATTAGACAATGAACAAAAGTCGTTTCTTAGGTTATGCAAGATTTCTGCGCTCCCATCTTGTGATGACCCAGTGATGCCAAAAACTCCAACAGTTTTTAATGCCATACAAAAACACAAATTATCTAATAAAGAGATTATGCGTATGACCTTCTGTAGGGAGGGTGAAACAAGTACTAATTGTAAATTAATTGAGTTTAATGGAAGCGAACCAAACGATTATGCAATTGGAATGTTTGGGTGGTATGAACAGTGGCTTGGAGAGCAAGTACTAAATAATACAAACATCCGCCAAGTGCATTATTGGCAAGATGGTGATTTACTAATTGTTGATTTAATGGTTATGTTTCACGCTGTTTTAGGAGGATTTTCTGAAACAGAACGCTTCTTTAATGGGTTTTGGATGCACCAATACGATACTTCTAAGTATGGTAACTAGTTCTTTAGGAAATAAGTACTTCCAAGGAAGTTAGCAAGATGTATGGTTAGTCCATCAGCGTTATTAAGTGTCTCATGTAGTGGGTACATGTCGTGTTCTTTATACAAAGGTGAGTAAAGAGTTGAAAACCCATTAGTAGAAGAAGCACTTATCATGCCTCCTGGCAGTAGTAGGTTAGAAAAAGAATCCAATACTTCAGAATTGTTAAACATTGCGTAACCCGAAATAAAAATCATGTCAAATATTGGTTCTTGCATTTCAACCAACTCTTCAATAGAGTAGGCAGTGTACCCAAATGAGTGGTTTTCTGATGTGTTCTTTAGATGTTTTTCCCACCAAAAGAAATACTGATTGTTTACAAAATTTATATTCGAGTCTTTTAACAATCCGTACAAGGGAAGTCGGTTGATTAACCCGTCAACAATAAGGACATTTTGTGGTTTTTTTGTTGAAATAAGTAATAAATCAACTAAGCAGTTTGCCCCAGCAATGGCATGTAAATCTTCGGTAAATGGAATATCGTACCAATTTGTTTCAAGATGCACTCCACGAGCAATAAAACGAGCATCAAGGTTTGCTTCAACCGTAGTTTGTTTTACTTTACTAATGAAATCATTCCACTCTGTACGTGTTTCTTCTGATGAAACCTGTGAATTAAAGGAAGACAGTTTAGAAGAAATTAAGGCAGTATACGCAACGTCTTTGTTCATGCTTGCTCCAAATACTTACAAAGGGTCAACCCTTGCCAACTGACTCTTATTCTATGGATAAAATATTGATAGTTTTTACTTACAAACGGATAAATAGAAAACATATCGTTACTATAATTCTCTTCCTCAGATTTGTTATCAGGAACTAGTATGTAGTTGTATGTTTTGCGTAATGCATCAATATACTCATCTATTGTCATTTCTTCTAATTTAGATGGGTCTAGTCCTGTAATCATTATAAGAACAGTAAACCAATACTCATGCCTGTTTAAATCCTCAGCCCAATCGTAAAGTACTGCTGACGAACCTGGTTCACATGAAACTGGCATACTAGTTATCCTCTGTCTTGTCTTTGTACGTAGCCATTTGTGCTGAACAAATTAAAAGCACATTTTCATCTTGAGTAAACCATTGCTTTGAGTTTGGGTCATAACGAACAATCAACTCATCAAGGTTGGTTTCTGGAACCTTTGTAGTGTCGTCATCCGTTGTTTCATCCACATTTGGTGGAAACGGGGTTTCAAAAGGCTTCATAACTAACTATGCCTTAAGTTTTTCCAAATTTGAAACGTGCTTTTTTAGCAATTCATGCGATTTAAACATGAGGTCAGTTTCAGGAAAGTCATGTTCATATGGGTGTTCAATAGTAGATATATCAACACCTAATGCAGCAGCCAATACGCTGATGGAGTACTCCAAGTGTGAAGTTGCTTCAGTTTTTGCTTTAAGCATTTGCTCTGGTGAAAGGGCCATAATGTTATCCTTTGTATATAGTTAACTAGTGTAGTTTACACTACTGGGGTGTCTAATCTGGGTAAGCCTCTAGTGGGTGGTCCAATACGATTACCGTCTGCGTCAACTCCTGTTTTTATACCCTTAACCCAAGTCCAAGGGTTTTCAACGCTATTTTTCTGTTTTGATTCCATGTACCGTAACCGTTGGCGAACCTTTTCTTTATCATCCCCCCAGTTTCCTGTTGAGACTGTCACATTTTCTAAAATGGTATTGTCGTAAATAGTCAAGAAACAAAAAGGTTCTCCAGCATGGAAGGTCACTGGTTTTCCAATTGTGCGAATTCTCCAACTAATGTCAACTGTGTCAGGCCACCAGAAACTAGGAATTGACGCTGATAGTGGGTCAGCATCTGGATGAAAATAGTTTGGCGAACCAGTAATCCACGTACTGTAGTTTTCATCAGTCTCAATAGCCCAATCTAGGTGAAAAGTAACCATGTCTATGATTCCTGCTCGTGCCTGTTCCCTACCGTCTGCTGTTGTTTCTCCAGATATAATCCTTGCCACTGAGTTTGGCTCATCAAGTTGTACGACAACATCTTCTTGTAGTACAAACTCCCATCCTAAAACATTGGCTGTTGTAACAGGTAGGCACTGGTATGCATGTTTGTTATGTGTAGCATCCATCCAGTCCCTTTTTAAGCGTGATTGCCTTATTTCAGGTGGGTTATTAGATGCTTTTAGGAACTTAATGCTTGGCACTATAGTTACCCTGACTTATTCCTGTGCATTTGTGGTGTCTATCGTTGTAATCAAACATAGTGACCGCAGAATACTTTGTCCCACTAGTAACTGGTAGTGAGGCATGTTGGAAAAGAAATGAGGATGGGAAGAAAATAATATCTCCTGCATCTGGTTTAAACTTTAGGTCAAATCGTGGAAACCACAATTCACCACCCTCGTAGTCATCATTGAGGTACATAACAGAGGATACAACACAAGTATAAGAAAATCCGTGGTCTGCGTGTGTTTGGAAGTGCTGCCCAACTCCGTATTTAACGTAATTAATTGCTTCCATGTACTCAGTTTTAACATTGACAAGGGATTCGTAATGTTTAAGGCAGGCTGTTAACGGGTCAACGGTATCTTTCCAGATGTTATATATCTCAGAATATTGTGATGGAGCAGCCTTTGCTCTAATTTCATCTATTTTGCAATCAAAACAATTTCTATATTGGGGCATAGATTCATAGTCACCAACCAATGCTTCTTGCCACATGTACGTGGGAGTTGTACTATCACCTATGGTTTCTTCAAGTCTTTCAATAATCTTTAAGGACTTAGGCAAAACATTTCGGTATACAACAACACCTAACTTAAAATCTGAAAGATATTCAAAGGTAATATCCATCTTGTTTTCCATCTTGTTATCCTTTTATTTTTACTTTTTTTGTTATTTAAATGCAGGTGCAAACGATGGGCCAAACGATGGACCAAATGGTGGTGGAAATGAAGGACCAAAAGATGGTGGTGCTACATAACCACACAACCCATCTCGGTATGCTCCGTTATAACCACCTACCCCAGGACATGTCTGACATCCACCACAATCATAATACTGGTAAGAAACTTGACCATCACAAGTAATACCAACGTATGAGCAGTTAGCAGGCCAAGGTTGCGGAGCACATGGTGGGCAAAAACTTGGAGGGAAATAAGGTGGTGTAACAGAAGGTGAAGCATCAGATACGTCTGCGGTAACACCGTAGTTTGTTGTTGCAGAAACTGTAAAGGTATAAGCAGTGTTAGAAGTTAAACCAGAAACGGTAACAGGAGAGGATGAAGAGGTTCCAGTCCTACCACCAGGTGAAGATGTTGCGGTGTAGGTTACCGTACCTTTACCCGTATAAGCATGCGTAAATGTTACTTGTACTTGCTGCGAGTTTGAGTCACTAGTTACGTTGTTTAACCTATTGGGAGTTCCAATAACTGGTTTAGTTGGCTTTTTACCGCCTGAGTCCTTTGGTGATGCCATAAATTATGCCGAAATGTCTCCGACCAATACCCATGTATCGGTTGCTCGTTTGATGAGCGTAGCATATGACCACTGTGCTCGCATCTTAAGTCCTGGAGTGGCGTTGATGGTCACTCCACCCGTAGCCACGATTGTGGTTTGACCTGAGCCAGTCTGAAGAATATTGATTTGCGACCCTACTGGGAATGCTACCGAAGAGTTGAGGGGTACTGTCAAACTGTTTGCGGAGCCGACACCCATCTCCACAACCTTGTTTTTGTCAGCCAACACGAGTGTGTAAGAAGCAGTTTGGGCGTTTGTTGAAACGTCAGCCAACTTACCAAGTTCAATTGCAGCAGATGCACTGATGTCAGCGTTCACAATCACACCAGAAGCAATTGCGGTTACGCCAGTATCCGAGATAGTTACATCTCCAGTTTCAGTAACTGCCGTTGGTACGCCAGATGAGTTGTAAACAATGATGTTTCCAGCAGTACTTGTTGCCAATTTGCTGAGTGCAATTCCAGCAGATGCGCTGATGTCACCATTGACAATGGTTGCATCGGCAATCATTGTGCTTGTGACAGTCCCACTATCACTAGTAGTTACAACACCACTTGCGTTAACCCAAGCAGAGCCGTTCCATTTAAGGAAATCACCTGAAGTAGGGGCTGAAGCAGAAACATTACCAATGTCGTCAAGTGCATTGATTGTTGGAATTGAATCTGGAACCCATGCAGTACCGTTGTACTTAAGGAATTGACCATTTGAAGGTGCTGAAGCACTGACATCCAAAATGTCATCAAGAGCATTAATTGTTGGAATTGCTGCTGGAATCCACGCTGTTGACGCAGAAACATACTTGAGGAAATGACCATCAGTTGGTGCTGATGCAGAAACATCGGATAAAAAGTCAAGGGTAGGAGTTGTTGGACCCCATGTTCCACCACTACCGCCACCAGGAGTAAACGCCAGAACCTGACCACTAGTACCCCAGTATGGGTCTATTTGAAATACATCTGTACCATTACTGAAATTAATACTATTAGCATTTAATGAATAATAAGGACCATCCAAGGCGTTTGCCCCAAGAATTTGGTCCACTGTTATATCCAATGTGCCTTCCGATGCAGAGGACATGGAAATACCAGATGTAGCGCTTATTGTTAGGTAGTCGGTAGTACCAGGAACACCTAAAGTCAATCCTTGACTGTTTGCAACCCATGCGGATGCAGATGAAGACCAAACAAGAGGACTATTATCAACAGGCGCTGAAGCACTGACATCTGAAATGTTATCCAGTGTTGATGACGTATTCAGGTAATACGAACCCTCTTGCCCATCAAGAAGGTCAGCGTTAAGGTTTGTAACAACCGTAGACGATGAAACAGACATTGGAGCAGTGCCAGTTGCAATTGTGCTTTCAAGGGTCTTTACAACAAGAGGTGCGGCTGAGTAACTTGCATGAGCAGTATTGATTGGGTCAGTTGGTTCTGGTTGATAAGAATCAAAGAACTTCCATTTACCATCTGTGGCATCACGGAATACACCAGCATGTCGGTAAGTCCCATCGTTGTAGTTTCCAGCAATACCGAGGTCTGGGTTTGAAATGGTGTTTCCATCATTCAAGTAAATAAATGAGTCTTCAATTGCAAGGTTTGTCTCTGTTGTTGTGTAGTAGACACCACCAACATGCAAGTCAGTACCTATATACATAGCACCAGTTGTTGACAACGAGCCAAATGTTGGTGAAGCAGATGTAGCAACTGATTGACCAATTGCAATTGTTGGAGTTGTACCCTCACCAGAGTTGTTGGTGATTGTTAAACCAGTACCAGCAACAAGCGATGCAACATAGTCACCAGTAGTCTTTGTTCCAAGAGCCACTGTGTTGTCTGGGAGTGTTACAACTCCAGTAAAAGTAGGCGAGGCGCTTGGGGCCTTAGCATCAATCTGTGTTTGGATAGCAGACGTAACCCCATCAACGTAGTTAAGTTCAGTTGTTGAAAGCGTAGCCCCATCAAGAATATTTAGTTCTGCGGCTGTTGAAGTAACACCAGTTAAATCCGTTGGAGCGATAGAAATATTTGTAGAACCATCAAATGATTGACCAGCGATATTTCTTGCTGTCTGTAAGACTGTTGCAGTAGATGCGTTACCAATTACTGGAGCAGTAACAGCAGCAAAAGTTACCGATGCGCTTGTCCCAACAGCCTGCCCAATGGCGATGGTTGGACTTGAGCCTTCACCAGGAGTGTGTGTTACCGTGACACCAGTACCAGCAGTTACGTCATTTACGTAGTTGCCAGTCGTGTCTGTGCCAAGCGCTACAGAGTTTGGTTCAATTGTTGCTGTGAGAGTTGCATTCCCAAGATTGGTAAATGTTGCTGAACCACTAAGGTCACCACCAAGTGTGATTACTGGGGATGCAGTAGCACTTGCTTTATTATCTAACTGGGTTTGAATAGCCGAAGTTACGCCATCCACATAGTTAAGTTCTGTGGCAGTAGCGGTTACACCAGTAAGGTCAGTTGGGGCAATAGATATATCAGCAGAACCGTTAAATGCTTGTCCAGCAATGTTGCGAGAAGTCTGTAATGTGGTCGCTGAAGTGGCGTTTCCAAGCAATGTTGCTGTTACCTGACCAAATGTTACGCTTGCGCTAGTACCTACATCTTGCCCAATTGCAATTGTGGCGTTAGAACCCTCACCAGGAGTATGTGTAATGGTTACACCAGTTCCTTGGGTTAGGTCTACCATGTAGTTACCAGTGGTGTCGGTTCCTAGATTAATAACTTCAGGTTCCCAACCAGTGTTTACCCATTTAAGGAAGGCATTTTCACCAGGAGCAGACGCAGATACGTCTGTTAATGAACCCAATGTTGAATTCATAGTTGAAAGAATTTCTACGTTGGAACTTCCATTAAAAGGCACTGTTCCAGTTACTGCCCCAGTTAACTGAATGTTTCTTGGGGTAGCAAGTGTTGTGGCTGTATCAGCATTACCTGTAAACTCTCCGTAAACCCTAGCAAAAGTAACAGAAGCACTGGTTGCTACGTCTTGTCCAATGGACAGAGTGTTTCCAGTTTTTGTAATGCCCGTACCAGCAATAATGTTTGCTGTACCTGTAAATTGAGCAAAGACGATATCATCAGTACCAATTTCATGGTGTTGTTCTGTTCCATTACCTGTACCAGTTGAACTAACAAGAAATCCTTGGTTACCGTTCACAGAACCTGAACCAATGTAACAAGCATCTCCACGAACAACATTGTCTTCAAAACCATCAAAGTCTATTGCTCTTGTAAGAATGTACACAGCACTAGCAGAACCCTGGTCTGAAACAAGGTAGATACCGTTTTGCGTTGCATCAGCCTGATTCTTAATCAGAACTCTGTCATTTGTTGTTGCATTCACACCATCAATAGACAAACGACCATTTTGAGTAGCGGTAAGTGTTGCCCCAACACCACCTGTTCCGTTGTCGTAATCTGGTAGATTAGGCAAAATTGTTGCTGTTGCAAGTTTTACAGACAAATGCCAGTTGATACCTGCGGCAATAGCATCAACATACTGTTTTGTTACAGCATGGTTTGATGAAACTGGGCTGTTAGTAAGTGATACTTGAGCAAAAGTTACAGAGGCAGATGTACCTACCGCTTGACCAATTGCAAGTGTTGGGGTAGAACCTTCACCTGAATTGTTTGTAATGGTCAGACCAGTACCAGCAACCAGTGACTCAACATAGTTACCAATGGTGTCGGTAGCAAGGTTTACGGCATCGTTGTACCAAACAGATGAGGAGTTGTTATAACGGAGAAAATCACCTGCGGCTGCTTCCGTAATAGTTACATCAAGTAATTCTGCAAGTTTTGTGTCTTCGTAAACAAAGTAGTCAGTGCTGGACCAGTTAGCGCCAGTACCAATTTTCATCCTGCCACTGTCTGTTTCGTAGCAAAGTTCACCAGCAAGAAGTGCTGGGTTAGCACTAGTCCAGTTTGCTGCAGTATCTCTACGTATTTGGATTCTAGAAGCCATTAGCATTTCCTCCGTCAATTGGTGACATATCAAAGGTACTACTTGCTGTACCACCGTCTAAATAGCCTGAAAAACCACCACCACCACTGTTGTCTTGGTTTACCCAGTTTGTACCGTTATATGCAAGAACTTGCCCGTTAGCAGCAGTTGTAATAATAACATCTGACAGGTCATCAATGGAGCCAACGGTGCTGGCAACCCCTGGGGCAAATTTAGTTCCATCAAATTTAAGAACTTGATTTGTAGTTGCACCCGTAGGGTCTATTTCAATACTGTCTACAAATAAAACAGGTGCTTTAAAAGTGTCATCTGTTTTAAGAACATTAGCAGAGTCACGGTATAGGTTTACATCGCCAACAGCAGAACCATCTCCCCACGTAAGACGACCACCTGCTTCAACTTTTAAGCGAGCATATGTGTCTTGGTCAACATAGACAGTTACAGCGTCAGAACCAGCAGATGATAACTGCTTAACAGTGATAGGTACTGTAAATTTCTGTGCCACGACCTCAATCGCTTTCTATGTTGTGACTCCTCAGAGTCTATTTAGGTACTAACCTACTACAACGATGGTGTAATCGTTAGCGGAGATAGTTCCGTAAAGAACAACTGACACAGTATCTGCGTTAGCACGGGTCACATCTCCAATTACCGTAGCACCAGTTGATACTTCGTAAATCTGCACGTTTACATCTGTTGTATTAAAGTTGTGAGTAACTGTAGTCGTTGAAACACCTGTGCTGCTTGCGGCACAACCTTGCTTGGCAATACGAGCAAGTGTTGAGGTTGATGTTGTGACTGCACCAGCACTAGTTTTAATACCAAGGTTTGTACGAGCAGTTGCCGCATCACTTGCGCCAGTACCACCGTCTGAAACGGCAACGTCTGTACCGTTCCAAACACCTGTGGTGATTGTACCGAGCGTGGTGATTGAGGACTGACCAACGTAAGTTGATGCAATGTCAATCGCATCAGCCGTAATTGCAGTACGGTTTGCTGTGACGTTGACATTGATGGTGTTTCCGTCTTTTGAAAGACCATCACCTGAAGTGAACGAGCCAGCGCCAGAGAACTGTGTCCAAGCAATTGCTGTTGAACCAATGGTGATTGTTCCGTTGGTGGATACAATAAATCCCTTGTCAGAGTTGGTTGAACCCTCTTCAACGAAGGTAAAAGTACCTGGCTTGAGTTCACCTGTGTCGGCTGTACCGTTAGCATCAGATGAGCGTGAAGCAGCGCCAGAAGCAACAGCGACATAAATACCGTTCTCTGTAGCGGTGCTTTGGTCTTTTACAAGAACACGGTCACCAGCAACAAGTGTTACTCCGTCAATTGTGTCGCCAGCCTCAAGGTCAGCAGAAATGTTGATTGCTGCAGTTGTTGCAACTCTTACGGATTGCTTGACATCAAGACCTTGACGGGCAGCATCAACATAACCCTTAGTGGCAATGTGGTTAGAATCTGTTGGTGTGGCAACTTTGGCATTTCCATTAGCATCACGTTTTACAAGTTTGGAAGCCGTTGCATCTGAGGTTGCATCTGTGAGCATTTGCCACATTGCGGCTGGCAATAGACCAGCACTATCTGTATCGGCAACATTAAGAGTGAGGGTTACTGTGCCGTTTGATTCAGAAACCGTAAGGGCTTCAGCAATGCCCGCTCCACCACCAGAAACAATGGTGTGAGGAATAGAAACAAACGCTGAACCCGTGTACACCTTGATGGTGTCGGTCGCAGTGTTGTAGATGAGGCGACCTTCAAAGTTGCCCGATGATGGGTCGGTAGCCAACTTCTCAAAGGTGGCATTAATCAGTTGGTTCTGATTGAGGTCAATATTAGTTAGAAATTTTTGAGCCATTAAAAATCCTTACGTGAGGTAGGCGTAGCCTGAGAACGCTGATGAAAAGTTTACTACAATTTGTGAGGTGCTTGTATAACTGATTTCTCCAAATACAACCGTTTTTGCACTATCAACAATAGATACGGATGGGTAACCACCTAAAGAGTGGGTAATTGTCCATATTGTTGATGCTGTTCCTTGTGTATGCACATGGCGTGATGCCTTGGGATAAACAAGGTTAAGAACTTGGTTTGGCGAAATTCCTGTAATGCTGGCAGAAGCAGTCTCACCAGTAGTAACTGTGCCGATAGTTAGAACATTTGGGGGACCAGCAACACCAGGGTCGCTGACAACTATGTCAACGGTTGAAGAGTTTACACTTAAGTTACCAAGAGCAGATTCGTCTACATAGACAATGCTGTCATCTGGACTAAGTTCAAGGGTGTAATCAGGCATACGGGTTAGTTGCCACCGAAGCGTCTACAACAATGGTTCCTGAAGCAATTCTGTCCCAATCTCCAGCGCTGTCTTGAACAAAAAGGTCAAAGGTATGCCTACCTGCAGGAATAGGGTTTTTATCCGAAATATGCATTTCTAAGGTAGTCCCAGTCTTTGGGGCCAAGTAACCACGTCTGTTAGCAGTGAGGGCAATAATTGTTGCTTCGTTGGGGGCAGTTGAGTACCAACGCAAGTCAAGAGTCTTTACATCGTTAGCGTCTACTGCCTGAAGGTATGCGTTAGAGACAACCTGAAGTACTCCAGTACTGTCTTTCCACGTAAATGTTTTACGGAAATCCTGATTTTGGGTCATACGCAGTTCCATTGCTTGCGCCTCATTTCCATCTGTTACTGTAGTGTTTGCCTCTACTGAAATAACACCAGCACTAACTTTGTAGTACGTGTCATTAAACTTGGCTAAAACATCATACTCTAAGTCACCAACTGGAAGTTCAGCAGTTTCTGCGGCTGTCAATGACAGCATAATTTCTCCAGCACCAGTCAATTCAGCATTCAGTTTTCGCTTAGACGTGCTTGTTGATTGGATCTGCGCTTTTACCTCTGTTGGAACCATCAAACGATGGTGGCTCCTGCTTTTAATTATAATTATGCGCTTTAAAGGGATGCCTTGTGTAGCGGTGTAATTGACAGTACGGGCGACCATTTACATAGTTTACTACAGGTCTCTAGGTATCCTGTAGGGCAAAATGTCGTTCATGCGAGACAACGCTGAGTCAAACTCTTCCTCGGTGCTAAAAACACGAATCACGTGCAGGCA